TTTATATAATAAGATTTGTGAATTTTTTAATTTATCTTCTTTTTGATATTTGTTCCAACCCTGCGTTGATGTTTTTAAATCAATAATTACAATAGTATCTTCTGCAATATCTCTTAATACAATATCAATGTAGCCAATGAAATTTACACCTTTCTTAATTTCTTTATTCAATGGAATCTCAATACCTACCAACTCAAAGCCAGATTTAGAATAGAACTTTCCAATGTGTTTCATAAACCATTCTAAAATACGTCTACCATCACCATAGAACTCTTCTAATTCTAATTGAGAGCAAGGAGTTCCCTCACTCATTTTCTCTACTTCTCCTTTATAGTTTTCTCTCATTCGTTCCAATAAGAGTTTATCTATATTGATTTCATCTGCCTGCTTTTTAGAAACTCCATACATAACTGATAAGTAATGTTGGATTGTTTCGTGCATTGCTGAACCAAAGATTGTGTGAATATTGGATGAACTTTCCCCAACTTTATCGATATAATTCAATTTGTATTGTTGTGGACACGCACTCCACATACCATATTGAGAAAAACTAACTTTAGCCATATTTTATTTTTTACCAGAACGTACTGTCCTTTTTATCATCAAATTTAATTACCGGTTTAAGTGCCGGTTTGGATGCTTTCTTTTTCTTTCTCTTTGCATCTATTTTGGCAAATGCATCGTGCAACTCACCCAACTTACCCTCTTTCTTTTCTTTTGCACCGGATTTGTGTTCTTTTAGATAATCGGCTGTCCATTTCATTTCTACCGATATAGGCCCATTTTGGAATTTAGTTAAATCATATTTCCAAATCATTACACAATCTTCGCTTTTATATACTCTCTCAAATTGTGTTGCATTAGGTACTTCTATTAGTTTCTTTGCCATAATACAAAGTTAATAAATTATTTCCACATTTCCAACTAAACACCCAACTTTAATTTAGTAATAATCTTTGGTTCAGTTCCGTACTTTTCGGCAATTTGTTTGATTTTTTCTCTGCCTATTTTTGTATCATATAAGATTTTAAGATACTCCTCTGCATGATATTTTGATTCACTATATTCTTTTGCCACCAATTCGATTAGCCAATCTTCATACTTATCAGCAGATGCAGGTTTCATATATTTTAAGAAACTTCTACTCTTTGGTATTAAATCAATCAAACACTTATATACTGCACGAGGTGGTGCTTCCTGAAGATATGGTTGTATATCGGCAATCAACTCTATCCATTGTGGATTCATAGTAAGAAAGCGGAGTATCATATAGTTACTCCACGTCTTCTTATCACTTTCATCCAACGATTCCCAATAGTTAGGGTCTTTTGTTTCAGTTATTGCTTTGATGTGGTCAAAAAGTGTTTTTGCCATTATTCTTCTACTTTTAATCCTTTTGGTAATAACTCATTTAATAATGCCCCACAATCTCCACATAAGAATACTTCGATTGGAATAACTTCATCTTCGTTAGCTCCTGTCAATAATTTAGATGTTTTACGGAATGAAAATCCCTGCACAAAAACTTCTCCCCCACATTCTTTACAAGCAATTGGGTTTGTTTTTGTTAAATCTAATGGTGCATCCTCTTTTGGTGTTAATGCCATACCATCTGCTCCTATAATTCCTGCCATTCTATAATGCGTTTATGATTTGTATAAGTGTTGCTGCTGCAATGATTTCTTTATCAATTGCTTGTGCGGATTTTGTTACACCATCACCTAATAATAGAATTACATTTGCAGTATTATCTCCCGCATACTCATCCACTTTATCGTATAATAATGTAAATAAATCAGTAAAATCCATTACACGAGAATCAATGATAGTTTGACGAACCTTCATATATTTGTTTCTCTTATCATCGTTTGATTTTAGAATATCTACAACTTTGATTTTGTAATCGTTCTCTAATAAATTTTGTACATCTACTTTTAATACTCCTTTACTACAATTCATTTGGCAAGTGTTAATTACCTTACGAATATCTGGGTATGCAGTATCAATGATAGGTACTAAATCTTTCACATCAAACTCTATGTTTTCTGCTTTTAAGATTTTACTAATTTGAATTGCCACATCTTTCTTTGTAGGTGGAATGATTTGGAATGTTTGACATCTACTTTGGATAGGGTCAATAATCTTCTCTACATAGTTACAAGTTAAAATAAAACGGCAATGTTTAGAAAATGTTTCCATTAAGTTACGCAAGATTGCCTGTGCGTTTGGAGTCATATAATCAAACTCATCCAATATAATCATCTTCATTGGTTTGAATCCCATAGATGATGCAAAATTCTTAACCTTATTACGGACAGTATCTACGTTGTTCTCATCCGATGCGTTAATAACCATATAATCACATTCGATTGAGTTTACAATTAACTTTGCTAATGTAGTTTTACCAGTCCCAGCTTTACCATATAATAGTAAGTGTGGAACATCACCACTTTCTAAATAACCCTCTACTTTGTTTTTTAGGTGCTCATTACCAACATAATCCTCTAATTTAGATGGACGATATTTCTCTACCCACAAAGTGTTATCTTTTTTTTCTTCGTTTACTTCGTTAAAAAATGCCATATTTTGTTTTTATTTACCTGTACTACCAAATCCACCATCACCTCTTTTACTTTCACTCAACTCATCCACCTCTACAAATTGAACAACCGGGTGTGGTACGATTATTATTTGTGCAATTCTATCTCCTACATTATACGCAATAGAATCCAATCCATTCAACTTATTAAAAGTTGCTTGTAGTTCACCCCTATATCCGGCATCAATAACACCAACCGAATTACTTAACGTTAATTCGGTATTTCGTATAGATGAACGAGGGAATACCAATCCAACCATCCCATCGGGTATCTCCAAAGCAATACCCAATCCATATGTTATTTGGAATGTTGTATTTTCTATAATAGATGTTGCTACCAAATCCATTCCAGCATCATTCTCCTTTGCGTACTTTGGTTTTACCGCATTTGGATGTACTTTTTTAATTTTTACTTTCATTTGTAAATAATTTTTCTTTTTGTTGCATCTCTCTTCCCTTCTCTGTCATCTCTCTTGCGAATATCTTAAATACATTTCCATCTTTATGTGTAAATGTTATATTTGAATGTTCGTTATTAGATATAGTGAACTTAATTTGTGGTTCTTGGTTTTCCATATCCTCATTTGTCCATGCAAATATTTGTGGTTCATTATCATCAAACTGAAAACACCACTCACAATCTTCGTATTTTTTTGGTTCTATAATACGAAGTGATTCTTTTGGTAAGTAATTTATATCTTCAAATAACTCTAATTGTTTTCCCATTTTATAAATGTTTCCAAATTTCTCTTTTAACTATTTTACGAATGTTTGCTTGTGATACCCCATAGTTCTTAGCAATAACTCTAATATTACGATGCCCAATCTTCCACAAATGGCGTATCATATCCACTTTATCATCCGTAAGTTTATGATTTGGGTGAGTTTCTCCTCTTCGTAGCATAGTTTATGGTTTGTAAAATACAAAAATTGGTTCGTATTTGTAATAAGTTCCCTCAATTTGCATACTATTTTTAACTTTTGATAAATCCATCCCCGTCATTGGAGACATAGTCATCTTAATCTTACCTTTGTACTCACAACCCAATTCGGTAAGAATATCAATTGAATCTTGCTCTAATGTCCACCATTTATCTTTACCAACTTTGATATCGGCAATGTTCCAACAAATGTATCTATCGTTTCGTAGGTACTCATATGCAGTTGTTAAAGTGGGTCTTAAAAACCCATCTCTCCAGCTATCATAGTTATTGAACTTCTTAAACGATTGTGAATCATCATCCGAATATCTTTCTCTATCAAAGTATGGTGGTGAAGTAAATGCAAAATCCAACTTACCTTTATACTTTTGGAATCTTTCATCTTCAGCAATAATCTCACTACCAGTTGTGAATATTTCATAGGTATTACGATGTCCCCAAAATGGATTACTCGCGCCAGGTATTTTATTATTAAAGAATTCTGCTAAATACTCATATCTGGTTTTACCAATCTCTTCAATAAAGTTTTCAGTATTTGGGTCATTACCAATATAGTGTATATTTCTATCATCTATACTCAACGCACCTAATATTCTACCACCCCACCCGGCAGATGGGTCATAGATGTTTATTACATCCTGGTCTTTAATATGTTGTGTAAACTTTTGATATAAAAACTTTGCAGTTAGTGGTGGAAAGTTTACTACCGCCTGTGTTCCCATACCAATACGGAATGCTGCAGTTGCCTCTGGAAATATAGTTTGACCTAATGGATATATTTTAATTTGAATAGGTTGTTTTGGTAAATCTATTAAATTATCAATATTTTCACCCCAGTCTGCCGTTTTAAGAGATGAAATATTCTCATATCTTAATTTACCTTCTGCCCATAGTTTCTTTACTTCTTCGGCAGTAATTGGTGGACACGGAACTTTACTATCAGCTTGTGATAAACAAAAATCATATCCTTCCAATATATCTCCACCTACCCAAGCGTTAATCCATTCCGTACCACTTTGAATATGTGAATTATGGAACTCTGGATTATCCAAATGAACTGTCTTACTAAAACGATACATACCGTCCTGCCGAGTCAATCTTCTCATTTGTTTGATAAAATCTGGCAAATAAGAATCATCCACAAAGATATCGTAAATAGATGGTTTTGGTTTATCATAAGTAGAACCACCAATACCAGTCTTATACATTGCCGGAAAGAACTGATTTACAGGTGTTGCAAACTTATTAAAGTTAAAGATTACATCATCACCTGCATCATCTTTTTCTGCAAACTCGTGTACCTTAAAGGTTTGTAGTTTAGAGAATGCTTCGATGATTTCAGCCTCATCCTTACCCATTTTAGGTGGTGCATCGGTTTTGTTCCACTGCTCTATGGCAGTTTTACGAAAGAAATCAACCCACGCTTCAAACTCCGGGAAACTCATTCTTAACACACGTTCGTATGTTAGATTTATTTCAGGTGAATAAATCCAGTCATTTCTTTCGTAAAAATACTTTTTTGTATAGTCAAATGCCATAGTAATTGTTTTATTAAGCTGTTAATTGTACTTCTACCAAGTAATACTTTGCAGTAAAATCATCTACTTGGAAAGCAATGTGAGCTAAACCTTGCGTTGAGATTTGTAATTTAGCCGAATTGGCATCTTTGTTGGCAACCAAAATTTCTTTCAAATACTTTGATGAGAATGAAATTGGTTTAACTTCTCCTGCATAGGTTGGTTGGATTGTATATGTGATTCTATTTGAGTTTACATTTGAGTAACCTAATACCAAATTCAAATCACCTTTTTCAGTTACTACTGTAAAAGTATCTACATCACTTAACGCATTTTTACCTTTGATAAAACGGTCAATGAAACTACCATCTAAATCAATTTCAATATCGAATGCAGGTAATGATTTTAAATCTGGCACCGATGGAATTACTGCCAAATCTGCTAACTGATAATTAGCTTTTGTTGAACCACTTTTAAGATTCAAAGTAATACTTCTATCTTCAATTTTACCCACTTCTAAATCAATATCTTCACCCATTACAGATAACATACGATTTAAGTTTGATGTAGTATATACACCCAAATCAGCCGCTTCAAATGCGAAGTTTGCTAATTCTACTTCTCCTAACAAAGTTTTATCATCAGAGATGAACTTTGTAGTTAATGCACTTCCATTTGTTTTCCATGCAACTGATTCAACCAAACCGGCTAAATTATACTTTTGAATAAAACGATTTAACTTTAACTTGTTCATAATTTATTAT